CCCGAAGACGCCACCACGCGCAACGAGTATCCAATGGCTGACGGCCTCTTGGACTATTTCCCAAACGCGCTGGCCGAAGTGGCCCGTCTGTCCAAGGTTGCCAATGCCCAGCACAACCCAGGCGAGAAAATGCATTGGGCGCGGGGAAAGTCCACGGACCATGCGAACAAGATCGTGAAGCACCTGATCGATCGCGGGCTGCTGGACTCCGATGGCATCCGGCATAGCGCGAAGGTCGCGTGGCGTGCCTTGGCAATGCTTCAGGAAGAGATTGAGCGCGATACGGGCGCACCGTTGCCGCGGAATGCTCGTCTGCCTGGATCCTCGGACCTGATCCGAAACTGACATGAAGCCTGTTCGCCATTTGGTTTTGCCCGATACGCAAGTAAAGCCGGGCGTTCCGCTGGATCATCTGGATTGGGTCGGGCAGGCGATACAGGACTACAAGCCTGACGTGGTGGTGCACCTCGGTGACCATTGGGATTTCCCCTCCCTATCAGGGCACGCCGCTCCGGGTGCTGCGCAGCTGGAAGGCAAGCGTTTCGAGGATGACCTACAGGCTGGCAATGACGCCATGCGCCGGCTGACAAAGGCCATGGGTGGCTTCAAAGGTCGCAAGGTCATTCTGCGCGGAAACCACGAATACCGGATGGATCGGGCACTGGATGCGAATCCGAAATGGATCGGCGCGGTGGGTTATCACCTTTTTGCCGATCGTTCGCTTGGCTGGGAAGTGGCGGATTACTTCCACGGATCTCCGCAGCCTATTGTCATTGACGGCGTGACCTATGCCCATTACTTCGCCAATCCGAACACCGGCAAGCCTATCGGCGGCACGATCACCAATCGGCTATCCAAGATCGGCACCACCTTTGTGCAAGGTCATGTGCAAGGGTATCTCGGCGGTAACGTTCAATTTGCCACCGGGGCTATTCGCCACGGCATTGTTGCTGGCAGCTGTTATTTGCACGATGAGGAATATAAAGGCGTAGCCAACTCGCACTGGCGCGGAATCGTCGTTCTGAACGAGGTCCGCGACGGCACGTTTTGCGAGATGCCGCTGACGCTGGACTACCTTTGCCGCAAGTATGAGAGCCGAAGCCTTAGCTCTTACCTACGGCGGAAATACAAGAACGCGGAACACCGGTTTACGTTGGCGCGCGCGGCATGACCGACGAAACCGAACGCGACGCCGAGCCCGAAGTCTTGGGCGACGGTGACGTGTACATCGATGACATGCCGGACTTCCTTGCGCGGTTCGATGCCATCGCCGTGCAGAACAAGGATGGGCAGCTGTTTGTGCTCCGCAAAGACACCCTCAATTGGGTGAATGTAGAAACAACCGTACGGCGTAAGCCACAGGCCGCGAAATAACCATGCTCGCACTTCCTACCACGCCGGCTGAATTGCTGGCTCAGGTGGTCGTGCCTGCGTTGGCGCTATTACCGCCTGAGATGGACTCACCCTCTGCTCGTGTGCAGTTGGTTGCCGAGTCCATCCAAGAGACAGGCTTGCGATCACGCCAACAGCTGCAGGGTCCAGCTCACGGCTTACTTCAGGCGGAGCAGGGTGGCTCTATAAGGGCGGTTCTATCTAATCCGCTCACACGCAGCTACGCAGCAACCATATGCGCTATGCGGGGGGTGCCGGCCACTGAAGTGGACGTTTATGCGGCACTGCTTACCGATGACATTCTGGCGTTCGTCTTCGGCAGGCTGGATCTATACGCGGACCCGCACCCGTTGCCGGCGCTAGGTGACAAACAAGCCGCATGGGATTGCTACATGCGCGTAGAGCGTCCCGGGAAGCCTCGCCCATGGGATTGGCCCAACAGCTATAGCGCCGCGCTTGCGGCAGTACAGGAAAGCGATACATGAGCACAGGTGATTGGATCGCCCTTGCTGCGCTCATCATTCCCAGCATTGGCGGGTTCGCCGGTCTCCTGAAATGGTTCGGCAACCACTCCGAACGACTTCGTACGGCCGAGGTGCGTATCGACCATCTGACCCAGCGTCAGAGTGACGACACTGCATGGATCCGTAACACCCTTCTGCGGATTGAAGACAAGCTCGATCGGAAGGTGGATAGGGTATGAAGATTGCCCCGCAAACCTTGGCCGCTATCCAGTGGCTACTCAACAAGATTAACGAGCGTTCCAGCCTGTATGGCTACCTGCTGCTCTGCGGTGGGGCATGGGCACAACGCCACCAGGGCGAAGTGGCGCATATCGCCGCCATCATTTCTGCTACGGCCGGCTTCGTATCGATCGCGCTGAGTGACACACAGATCCGGGCATGGCTGACCGGGCAAAAGCCGGCTGACCCGATTAAGCCGACGCTACCTCCTAATCAAGGGTAATCCGATGAAATTCATGAAAGCACTGGCCGCTGCGCTGGTGGTGGCACTTATTGGCTTTGGCATCGCCGCATCCTTGTCCGGCTGCGGTGCGAAGGCTCAACCGCTGTCGCCTGCACAGATCGCTGCTGTCGCCTGTCCGCAGCTGGATCTGGTGCATACGCAGCTGACGGTACTGAACACGGCGCTGGAAGCCGACCCAGCAACCGCTGCGATTGGTGCCAAGGGTGCTGCGCAGCTCGCCGCTATCCAGCCGATCGTTTCCGCTGTATGCAAGGGCGCACTGGCGTCACCTACGGTTGACTCATCCAGCATTGCGACATTCGTACAGACGGGCTTGCCGGCTCTCGCTACGTTAGTGGGCTCACTCCCGCTTCCTCCCGCGCAAGAAGCGCAAGCACAAGCCGCATTGGTGCTGGCTGAGACTGCGGTAGGCGTGGCCGGTGTTGTAGAGCAGCAGATCAAGGCGGGGCAGGCCAGTTCTTCGGCTGCTTCTACGGTAGCGCCACCCCTGCAATGACCCCGTACGATTACGCCATCCTGTGCAAGCGCGCCTACACGGACGCGCCCACCATAGGAAAGGCAAATAGCGCCTCTCGCATGCATGTCTATGATGGCGTGCATGTGTTCCGAGGTAGCGACGATACGGCGTCATGGGTGGCGGACTTCGACTGTTCCACCGTGGACGTGTGGGGTCTTGGCGAGGTGCATGGCGGCTTCTACGGCGCATTGGCCGCCATCCTTCCCGGCTGCTTGTCACTCCCCAGGCCGAAAGCGATTGCCGGGCATAGCCTTGGTGCTGCTCTCGCAATCCTCTATGCGGCCGTACTGGCACAGATAGGCACGCCGGTTCCGGTCTATGCCTTCGAGCCACCGCGGCTGTGCGCTGACGGGACCATGGCTATATCGCTCAAGGCGCAGGATGTGTCGTTCTACGCCTGCCGTAACGGCCATGACGTGGTAACACAAGTGCCTCCGGGCATGACTCTACCGGGCCCGCTGACACAGATTGGTAAGCCCACTTTTCCATTCGATAACCCGGCTGATCACAGCATCGACAGGGTGATTGCGGCTCTCAAGGCATGAATTATGTACACCGCACTCCAATGCCTCTATGCAGGGTGTTGGGGTGCGGTGGTGCTCGCCGCGTTCGGCCTAATTGGCTGGATCGAATGGCGAAGGTGGAAGGGTTGATTCCGAAAAAGAATCAAAAGTATTCAAATTATGCGTGGTGGTAAGCGAGAAGGGGCGGGGCGCAAGCCCGGCGTGCCCAACAAAGTGACGCGAGATATCAAGGAGCTTGCGCAAGAATACGGAGAGCGCGCCATTATTCGTCTCGCGCAGATCATGGAGACGGAGAGTTTTCCTCCTGCTGCTCAGGTCGCCGCGGCGCGCGAGCTGTTGAATCGCGGTTTTGGTCAGCCGCAACAATCGACGGACCTAACCAATAGTGATGGTTCGCTACGGATACCTGGTTACGCGGTGGTGCCGGAGCAGGCAAAGGATATGGGAGCATGGACTCAGCAAGTTCGGAGTTCATCCCAAATCCAAGCGGAGGAATAGTCTGGGCGCCCCAGGCGGGGCCACAGACATGGCTTCTGACATGCCCCGTTGAGGACATCCTCTTTGGAGGTGCTCGCGGAGGAGGTAAGTCCGATGCCCTTCTGGGCGATTGGATAGCTCACGCAAGCAGGAGTCGCGGGTATGCGCGAGGAGTGATCTTTCGACGCACCACGCCTCAGCTCGAAGAAATTATTCAGCGGAGCAAGGAATTATTTCCGCCACTTGGTGCAACGTGGCTGGCGGGCATCAAGACATGGATATTCCCTTGCGGATCGCGTCTTAAATTGCGATGGCTGGAGCGGGATGAGGATGCTGACAACTATCAAGGCCACCAGTACACATGGATCGGTTTTGACGAGGTCGGTATTTTCCCCGACCCCGCACCTATCGATAAATTAAGGGCAACGCTGCGATCCGCGCATGGCATTCCATGTGTGATGCGCTCAACAGCGAATCCCGGTGGTGTAGGTCATCAATGGCTGAAGGAGCGTTATGTGCTCCCGGCCAGCCCTATGACCCCTTTCTTTGATGCGGAGCGGCGAGTCCATCGTGTCTTCATCCCGTCAAAGTTGACGGACAACAAGAAGCTCACGGAGAACGATCCCGGCTATATCGATCGCTTAAAGTCATCAGGGCCGCCATGGTTGGTGCGCGCATGGCTCGATGGCGATTGGGATGCTAGTGCCGGCGATAGCTTCTTTACGGAAGCCATCCTCTTGCAGGATGGAGCGCCTGTGGAGTGGCCGTCCCGATGTGATCAAGTATTCGCGGTGATCGATACGGCCCTAAAGGATGGCGCCCAGCACGATGGCACAGCTGTCACGTATTACGCACGAAACACGTTTTATGGCACGCCGCTCATCATTCTCGATTGGGATGTATTGCAGATCGAGGGAGCTTCATTAGAAGCATGGCTTCCTGGCGTCTTTAACCATCTTGAATATTTGGCCCGCCAAACATCAGCCCGAAAGGGAAGTTTTGGCGCATGGATCGAAGATAAAGCGAGTGGCATCGTCCTCTTGCAACAGGCCAAGAAAAAGGGCTTAGCGGCAAATGCGATTGCAGGTGCGTTGACAGCCATGGGCAAAGAGGGGCGAGCACTGAACGCCTCTCCTCATGTGTATGGCGGCAAGGTGAAGTTGAGCCGCTATGCATATGAAAAGACCGTTATCTATAAAAACCAGTCGCGAAACCATTTTCTAAGTCAGGTATGCGGATTCCGCATAGGACAGAAAGACGGCCCCCGCGACCTGCTTGACACCTTTACATACGGCGTTGCTATCGCCCTCGGTAATTCGGACGGCTTTTAACTCATGAGCGAATTTGACGGAGACAACGGATGGGCCGCCGTTGGCCTGTCCAGTGGTCTATCTACGCAGCTCATGCGCATGCTGACGTCGGACGATATTGTCCCGGGTTCGGCGCCGAGCTATGAAGTCTGCAAGACCATCTATGTGTATCACCCGCTTGGGGCCAAGATGGCGGAAGCGCCCATCAAGATGGCGCAGACCAAGCCCCGCAAGTTGACCGTAGAGGGTGGCCCGGAGGAAAGGCTCGTTGAGGCGTTTGAGCGTGAATGGAAGGCACTGGGGGCGGACCGATATATCCGAAACACCCATGCCCTCTCTCGCGTCTATGGCATCGCGTCCTGCGTAGCCATTGCGGAGGGCATAGAACCGAATGAGCCAATCCCCTTAGATAAGCTTCATGAGCTCGACCTAACATTCAATGTCGTGGATCCGCTCAACACGGCCGGCTCCTTGGTGTTGGAGCAGGATCCGAATAAACCGGGCTTCTTGAAACCTGGTGATATTTCGATTGCGGGCAAGCCTTATCACCCCAGCCGGGCCTGCGTCATGCTCAATGAGCAGCCGGTCTATATCGAGTGGACGAACTCGGCATACGGCTTCGTGGGGCGCTCGGTCTATCAGCGTGCGCTGTTCCCGCTGAAATCATTCATCCAATCGATGATCACGGATCAAGCGGTGACCGAAAAGGCTGGCCTGCTGGTCATGAAGCTGGATTCGCCAGGGTCGATCATCGATCGGGTCGCCCAGGCCTTCTACGCCTTGAAGCGTGAACATTTGAAGGGCGCGAAGACCGGTAATGTCTTGTCGATCGGCACCCAAGAGGATGTTGCATCCCTCAATTTTCAGAATCTCGAAGGTGCCGCCTCATTCGCTCGCAATAATATCCTGAAGAACATTGCGACGGCGGCGGACATGCCCGCCGTCCTGCTGAATCAGGAAACTTTTGCTGAAGGCTTTGGCGAGGGTACGGAGGACGCCAAGAAGGTGGCGGGCTATATCGACTGGATACGCGCCGAAGTTGAGCCGCTGTACAGCTTCTTTGACGATTTCGTCATGCGTCGGGCATGGAATCCAGAATGGTACAAATCCATTCAATCGGAGTTTCCAGAGGAGTATGGCTCGAAATCCTATGATGAGGCGTTTTACTCCTGGAAAAATGCCTTCAAAGCCAGTTGGCAGAACCTTCTTGAAGAGCCGGATAGCGAGAAGGTCAAGACGGATGATGTCGTGACCAAGGCAGCAGTGTCGCTGTTCGAGGTTCTCTCTCCCAAAATGCCGCAGGAAGAAGTGGCGCGCCTTGCTGGTTGGGTGGCAGACGTCTTCAACAGTCGCGAAACCTTCAAGGGAACGCCTCTCTATCTGGATGAAGAGGCTATCTCTTCTTATGAACCGGCACAGATGATGGACGAGCCAAGGCCCGAAGTAGAGTCGTCACACCTATGACGATGACGCTGCGAGAGGCATTGCAGAAGGCCATCGCCGAATTTAGCGAATACGGCTATGACCGGCCCGAGCGTCTGTCCGAATGGATGCAGCGACTTCGCGCCATCGTTCGTCAGGATCAGCCGAGTAAGGATTTGATGCAGGATCGGCTTAAGGCGGCATTGGACACATATTTCCAGCGACGGCTTTCCTATCGGACCACGCGTCGTAATCATCCTGGCGTTCGGCGTTACACCATTGATCGCATCAAGCCTCAGCTTCGCTCCGAGTTATCCCGCCGCATTTTGGCTAGCGCAGACCTGATCAAGCTCAACCGCGATGAGGCGACGGAGAAAACCCTTCGCCGTTTTGCTGGATGGGCAACATCAATCCCTGCTGGAGGGACGCGTTTTTATGCTTCAGGCGACGGAAGCATTCGCGATACCAAGCAGCACATCCTGAAATCATTGCGGCAGCTCGATTACGTAGAGCGTC